ATAAATATTTTGATGTTATAGCTTTTGTATTTGCAGATGGTCAACAATATTTCATACAGCAAATTAATTCATAGAAAGGAAAAAATATGGTACCTCAAATAGATAATTCAATAAGTTCAACTGATTTATTGGTTGAAAATAAAATTCCAAATAAAACATATAAATTAACATTCGATGAAGACCATTATAGAGATATCTATCATAATGAATTTGTTACATTTAATATAATAAATGGTCATTTATTTGTAAATTATCCTGAGACTGAAAATGATGATGAATTTGATTTAACTGATGGAGATTTATTTGTATCTTCAGAGGATGAAAATTTAGAAAATAAATATGATGTAATAAGATATCATTTAATACAAAACATAACATCAAAATATTTATTAAATGAGAAAGTGGATAGAATAGGTGGATTCATTACAGATGATGAAGCAATAAAACAAGCAATTTATCATATTTTAAGTGTAGAAAGATATAGTTGTTTAATATATGATAGTAATTATGGAGTTGAATTAGAACAATATATAGGTCAAGATATGGATTATTTAGAAGCAACTATTGAAAATACATTAGAAGAAGCTTTAATTCAAGATGAAAGAATTTCAGGAGTAACGGTATTAAATATAGAAAAAGTTGGAGATGATTTAGTAAATATTAGATTTGCAGTAGATACTGCTGTAAATGAAATTCAAATGGAGGTGAATGTAAATGTCTGATTACTCAACTAATAATGATTTTGAAAACATATTAGAAAGATTATTAGCAAATATTGATGATAGTTTAGATAAAAGACAAGGTTCAATTATATATGATGCATTAGCTCCAGCAGCTGCTGAACTGGCTCAATGTTATATAGCTTTAGATGTATATTCAGACCAGACTTATTTATTGAATGCAGTTGGTGAAAATTTAGATAATAGAGTAAAAGATTATGGATTAACTAGAAATCCAGCAACACCAGCACAAAAAATTATAAATGTATATGATACAGAAAATAGATTAATGACTGTAGATATAGGTACAAGATTTAGTATACCAAATGAACATGGTGGATATGCTTATAGAATAATTGAAGAATTAAGAACTGGTGAATATATAGGTGAATGTGAAACTGCTGGTTCGGTTGGAAATCAATACATAGGTGATTTATTACCATTGGTATCAATAAATAATTTAGGTCAAGCTTTGATTGTAGGAGATGAAAAACCTGGTGAAGATGAAGAAAGTGATGAAGAATTAAGAGCAAGAGCAATACAAAAAATTAATCAGGAAGCTTTTGCAGGTAATAAAGCAGCATATATTAAAATGGTTAATGATATTGATGGAGTAACTAAATGTAAAGTATTTCCAGTATGGAATGGAGGAGGAACTGTTAAAGTAGCAATAATAGCTGCAAATAATACTTTACCTTCAGCAGAATTTGTAGAAACAGTTCAAACATTAATAGACCCAATAGAAAATCAAGGAGAAGGATTAGGATTAGCACCTATTGGTCATACAGTTACAGTGGTTTCTCCAACTGAATTAGATATAGACATAGAAGCAACTTTAACAATAGAAACAGGATATGATTTAGAGCAAGTACAATCAGCAGTAGAACAAGCAATAACTGAATATATTAATGAAGTACAATCAAATTGGAGTGAAGATGATAATTTAATTGTATATAATTCAAAATTAATTGCTTCAATATTATCAGTAAGTCAAGTAAAAAATGTTTCTAATCTAACTATAAATAATCAAACCGGTGATTTGACAATTGAAATAACTGGTACTAATGTAGTATTTCCAATATTAGGTGAGGTGGTTTTGAATGAAGATTAGTGATTATATGCCTGATTTATATAAAAAAAATTTAGAAATGAACAGTATAATAGATAGTGAAGAAATAGAATTTGAAGAAAATTTAAAAGTAAATATAGAAAATGAATTTAATGATACTTTTCCAATAAAAGCTACTGAAAAGGGAATTAAAAAATATGAAAAAATATTAAATATAGTTTCTAATACAAATGATGAATCTTTAGAATTTAGAAGACAACGTGTTATAAATAGATTGGTAAGTTCAATACCTTTTACTGAAAGATATTTGATTAATTATTTAGATAATATGTTAGGAGAAGGTAACTGGACTTATACAATAGATTATAATAATTATACTTTATTAATTGAAAGTTTAATACCTGGAAAATTATGGTATAATGAGTTAATATTATTCTTACAAAGAATATTACCAGTTAATATTGAATGGACAGTTCAATTATATGCAGCCAGTTGGAATGCTGTAGAAAATCATTTTACAACTTGGTTAAATTTATATAGAGCAAATCTAACGTGGCAAGAAGTTATGGATGGAGAATGGTCAGTATAGATTGGAGGTTTATAATGGCAAGATTTAATTTTACAAATATATTGCCTACAAGTAGGGCAAATATACAAGATGTTATGAATAATTTCAATAAAATTGAAGAATTTGGAATAACTAGTGAAGAAGTTAATAATGCATTGCAAGATTATACAAAAACAATTGATTTAGGTGCGTTGGCAACTAGAAATTATTCTACAGGTACTGCAGCACCATCTGGTGGAAATGATGGAGATGTTTACGACCAATACTTTAATTAGGAGGTAATATATGGCAACATATTCGCAAGGTTGTTATTCTATTGGTGGATATGGATATGCAGGGAATTTTACTTTATATGTAGAATTATCAGAAAAATGGATAGATACTAATGCTAATACTTCATATGTAGATTATAATGTTTATTGTCAATCAAGTGGAAGTGGTTCAATTAATGCAAATCATTTTAAATACTTTGCTATTGATGGAAATGAAGTATTAAGTACTACAGAAAGGGTAAGTGCATCCAGCCCAAATGCTTATATACATTTATGTGATGGAACTATTGGACCATTATATCACGATGGTAATGGAAATAGAAGTGTAGGATTTTATGCAGAAATTGAAGCATCAAGTTATGGTGTTGGAGCTAGTATTGAAGGAACATTTAATTTAGCAACTATTCCAAGATATGCATATTTTAGTAAACATCAATTAGAAGGAACCGGTTTAAATAATATTGATATTAGATATAGACCTGATAGATGGATAACTGGAGTTCAATATAGTTTAAATGGAGGTAGTTGGACAAATGTAAGTACTATATCAGGTCAATGGAATAGTCCTGATAATGATATAGTTTATAGAATATCAAATTTAAGTCCTAATACAAATTATTCTGTAAGAACTAGAATACAATATGCTAATAATTTATGGACAACATCAGGAACAATAAGTGCAACCACAAAAGATATAGCTAGAGTTACTTCAGCTCCAAATATAAATTTAGGAGATAATGCCACAATTAATATAACCAATCCTAGCAATTCTAACATAAAATATTATGTAGAAATAACAAATCCAACTCAAAATGTATTAGAAAGAACAGCTAATAATGGAAGCAATACAATTGTATTTACTGATAGTGAATTGGATATGATATATAAAAAAATGGGTGCATCTAATTCTACAACCTTAAGATTTGGAGTTAATACAGATAATAGATATTGGCATTGGTTAGATAAAACTTGTACTTTAACTGGAAATCAAAAAACTGCTAATATAAAAATCAATGGTTCTTGGAAAAGGGCTAAAAAATGGGTAAAAATCAATGGTTCTTGGAAAAGATGTGTTAGATGGATAAAGGTTAATGGTTCTTGGAAAAGATGTATTTAGTTGAAAAATTTAATATAATATATTATAATATTATAAAGGAGGATAAATAATGGAGGGTGACTATCTATTATTAAAACAGCAATTTGAAAGTTACAAAGAAATTACAGATAAAACAATTACAGAGCTTAAAAGAAATTTAGAAGAATATGAAAAAAGATTACTTGCAATGGAAAAATCTAAAGAAAAAACAGATTTTCAATATGAGCAAATAATGGATACATTAAAGAAATTAAATGAGGTTACAATACCTAATCTAACAGCTCAAATTGAAGAATTAAAAAATAAACCGGCTAAACGATATGACCAGGTTGTAACTGGAATTATTGGAGCCATTGTAGGAGCAATTGGTGGAGTAATTGCAAATACATTTATAAAGCGATAAGATAAAAAGGAGGGTTTAAATATGGAAAAGGAAAAAAATCTACAAGAAATTGTAGACCAAATGAAAGGTTTGGAAAATGGAATAAATGGAATGATAGTTCCAATGTTAAAAGATACTATTAATGATTATAAGAAGACTTTTAATAAAATGGTTGTAATTGTGATTTTATTAATAGTTGGACTTTTAGGAGTTATTGGATATTCTCAATATTTAATATATAGACAAAATCACGAATATAAAGAGTTTTTAAGTCAATTTGAGTTTGAAGGAGTTGAAGAAAACTATTCGCAAGATTTAGATGCTTCAGATGGTGGGGATGCAGTTATAAATTCAGGTATAAATGTAAATAAATAATGGAGATAGTATATGGCTAGAATTAGACAATTTTTAAGTTTAAGAAGAAAAACAGCTAAAAATAAAAATGCAAGATATAAAATGAAATATACTTATACTAAAAATAAAACTTCAACAAATAATAAGAAGACTAATAAATATACATATACTAAAAGAATAGTATCAAAAAAGAAATATTCATATAAATATAGATTCGGATAGGAGTGGTTTTATGAGTGAATTATCTAAAAAAGTTAATCAATTTTTCAATTTCACTCCCAAGTCTGAGATTGAAAAAGTAAAGAATAATTTAGTTGTATCCGAACATTTAATGAAAGTATTAGAAATGAGATATATGCAAGGCAAAGATATAGATTATATAGCTTATGTAACTGGATATAGTAGAGGCAAGATAGAAGCAGATTTAAGAAAAATTAGAAAGAAAGTTGAAAAGTTAATTTAAACTCTCCAGAATAGTAACCAGAGATGGTTACTATTTTTTTTGTCTATAAGTTTTTTATAAGGTTTTGATATTGGAATCCTAATTTTTTGGGAAAAATAAATTCCTATAATATTAGTATAAAAAATAAAGAAAAGGAGATGAGAAAATGGAAGATAAGCAATATCAAGTTGATAAAATGCTTGAAACACTTATTGATTTAGCAAGTGATGAAGTCAATAAAGCTAAACAAAGAGGATACTTCGGTAAAGATTTTGTTGAAGCTGCTGGAATTGTAATTTCTCTTGCTAATGAGAAAAAAGGTACTGGTGGATATGGTACTTATGGAAACCGACGTAATGACTACCCCGGATACGGTGGATATGGAAATTACAGAAGAGGAAACTCCGGATATGGCAACGATGGTGGATACGGACACTACGACGAAGAAAGTTATGGAGAAAGCACAAATGCTTCAAGAAGAAATAGAAGCAATGAAGGCTATGGAAGAAGTGAAGAAAGATATGGATAGTACATTATTAATGCAAATGCCAGTAGAGAAATCAATAAAAGGAATTGTATCTAATTCTAATGGGCAATTTTCTATAGAAGATTATGCTATTGCGTTTGTATATGGAATGGGTAAAAAGCAAAGAGACCGATTTAAGAAAATGTTAGAAAACAATATTAAATGCGGTGAAAGTGTTGCTTATAGTTATGGAGTTGATTATGACCAACTTATAAATGAAGTTAAAAGAATTTTAAAAGGGGAGGAATAATAAAAG